ATCTCCGAATTATGTCAACCAATTATTTTTCCCCTATTATGTAGCCCGAACACCCGTTCCGCCGAGCGTGCGAACAGCGAACACGTGAACGCAAAAACAAATACAATGTGACATAAGGCATAAATACAATGTATTATGTCAATAAACATTTTGTATTATATGAATATTTTAAAAATTTTTTGTAAATACTATTGACATATAATATAATTTGTATTAGAATAAAATTGTCGAAAGACATTGCAGTAATATATCATATTTTAATATTTCAGATATAAAAAGAAATATTGAGGTTGAAAGAGGTCGGGAAATATTGTCATACGTCTGACAAATTGGTTATGAGCGACGAGCCGTGCTAGTCAAAACGCCATTGATATTTTATCAATGAAAGTTATCGCTATATCTTATGAAAGCGAAATATTATGGGTTGCAACCAATAGCAAGAAAGAGGAAAGAAAATGGAACAAACAAAGAAGTATGAAGTAACAGTATTAGAAAAGAAAGGAACTTGCGACAATTCGTTATTTGAGAAAATGGCGAAAAAAGGCGATATAACTTCAATTAAATTAAGCGAAGTTTTAGGAATGGTCGTAAAAATAATTGGATATGCAAAATGTAATATCGTAACAGACGAAAAGAATTTTGACATATACTATTTCGACACAGAAGAATACGGCTTAATTTCAAGCGGAAGTGAAATATTTGCAGAATCTGTTGCAGATTACTACGGAGAGGTTGAAAACGTAAGACTTACAGAAGTAAAAACAAAGAAAGGCAAAACATACAAGGCAGTTCCTGTTTTAGGAAATGAAAAAACAAACAAGAAAGAAGAAACTACAAACAAGAATGAGGAAGAAACAAGCGACGACCTACCATTCTAAAATTTTGTAGAAAAGAGGAATCGAAATGCCCAAAACAAAAATTGAATTGAACGCAGAACAACAAAAATTGTTCAATGAATTGAAAAAACTTTCAAAACGTGCGAATCAAAGAATCGTACGACTTGAAAGAGAGTTCGGCAAGGACACTTGGGCAACAAAAAAGTTGAGGGACAGGCTTGCAACTGAACCGTTGCAGGCTTGGACTAAAACTGGGCGTGTAAAAGTTAATAAGTCAATGACAATAACACAAATGAAAGCAACAATAAAAGCAACACAACAATTCTTGAATTCGAAAACGTCAACAAAAAGAGGTATAAAACAAGTCAGAAAAACAACAATAAAAAATCTTGCAAAGTCACTTGGAACAGAGGAAGAAGACTTGTCAAACGACGAGGCGGAAACATTATACAATATGTTGTCAGACGATTACGTTTCAGACATTTTGAAATATATTCCCGCGTCTGATTTTTGGGCGTTAATAGAAGACGCCAAAGAACAGGGCGACACGCAAGAAGATTTTATTTCGCGTATTTCTGACTATATTGATTTTGGAAATGACGTTGATATGCGAAACAAATTGATAATGATATTTGAAAAATATGTAAAATAGGAATTGTGAATGATATTTTATGACCAATACAATGGGCATTGTGTTGATATTGTTGGAGATAGAAAGAAAATTGACAATACAATATATTCATTCGATATTGAAACGACTTCATATTTAATTTTAGACGGAAAACAAGTTGCAGGAATCGACTATCAGAAATTGACGAAAGAGGAACAGGAAAGAGCTGAATTTCGTTCGTGTATGTATATTTGGATGTTTTCAATCAATGACACAGTTTATTACGGCAGAACTTGGGAACAATTTAAAAAGTTTCTTGATAGATTGGAACTATACGACAGCGAAAAAAAGATTGTTTTTATTCATAACCTTGCTTTTGAATTTCAATTTCTAAAAGGTGTCTTTAATTTTACAGACGTTCTTGCAAGGAAATCCCATAAAGTTATGAGGTGCTTTTTTGAAGACTACAACATAGAATTACGTTGTACGTATCTTATGTCGAATTGTGCTTTGAAATATTTGCCGAAAATTTTCAATTTGCCTGTTGAAAAACAGGTCGGCGACCTTGACTATTCATTAGTAAGGACGCCAAAAACTGAACTTTCTTCGCAGGAGATGAAATATTGCGAAAATGATTGTTTAGTTATATATTATTATATCCAAAGAGAACTTGAAACATACGAAAGAGTTGACAAAATTCCGCTTACTTCAACGGGACACGTAAGACGAGAATTGAAAAACAAAGTTCTTAACGATTGGAATTATAGAAATAAAGTAAAAAAAGCAATAAACACAGACCCGCATATATATAATTTGTTACAAGACGCATTTGCGGGAGGATATACGCACGCAAATTGGATATATGTTGACGAAATTTTGGAAGACATTGACAGTTATGATTTTACTTCAAGCTATCCGTACATTTTAGTGTCGCACCAATTCCCGTCAACAGCATTTAAAAAATGCAAAATAACAAGAGCAGAACAAATGTCAAAAAGATTTGCATATTTGCTTGTTGTAAAATTTACAAATGTAAAATGTAAGTATTACAACAATTTTATTTCACAAAGTAAATGCAAAAATATTGTTGGCGGACGTTATGACAACGGACGTATAATTCAAGCAGAATCGTTTGAAATAACTTTGACTGATATTGATTTTTATTTTATACTTGAAACTTACGAATGTCAATACGAAATATTAGAAATATATTATTCAAAGTACAATTATTTGCCAAAACAATTTATTGAATTTGTTCTTGAAAAATATGTAAATAAAACACAATTCAAAAATGTTCAAGGAAAAGAAGTTGAATACGCAAAAGAGAAAAACAAGTTCAACGCTTTGTATGGAATGAGTGTAACGAATATGATTCGTGACGAAGTTGTTTTCGATAATAAAACAGGTTGGTCAGAACGTCCGCTTTCAAATGACGAAATTGTTGAGGCATTAGAAAACGAAAAGAAAAAATCTTTTTTGTCGTTTGCTTATGGTGTTTGGGTAACAGCTTTTGCAAGAAGTAATTTATTGAAAAATGTTATAAAAATGGACGAATTTGTTGTTTATTGCGACACAGATTCGGCAAAATTAAAACAGGGATATAATAAAAAAGTTATTGAAGAATATAACAATTTTGTAAGAAAAAAAATTGAACACGTTTCCGAAAAATTAGAAATTCCAATGGAAAAATTTGAACCCGCTGACGTGTTCGGCAAAAAACATTTACTTGGTTTGTTTGAATGTGAAACAGAGAAAGGACGTTTGCATACTTACGATAAATTTATAACGCAAGGTGCAAAAAAATATGCTGTTGAGATAGACGGAAAAATTGAAATAACTGTTGCAGGTGTTCCAAAACAGGGTGCAAAGGCTTTGTCAAGTTTAGACGATTTTAGGGACGATTTTGTTTTTGAGTTTGAAGACACAAACAAAAACTTGATAATATATTGTGAGAATCAGACGGAATTTAATTTGACAGATTATAACGGGACTTGTTATAATGTAAATGACACTTGCGGTTGTTGTATATTGCCAACAACTTATGTTTTAGGAAAAGCCTTGGAATATTCAAATTTGATTTCAGACAATTCAAGTAAACGTGCAAGATTTAAGGAGTGATAAAAATTGAAAGATTTGGAATTTATAAAGAAATTCTCGAAAATTTCAGTTTCGGGAATATGTGAAAGAAAGAAAATAAATAGGGGCAATTTGTTGAATAATAATTCAACGCCCAAAAATGCGAAAATAGTTCGCGAAGAAATAGAATCAGAAATTGCAAAATTATATATTAAGGAAAACAAAGAAAATGAGCAATAAAAAAATAATTCACTATAATTTGGATAAAATCGACGCTGTCGGTGCAAGATTCAATCTGATATATGGCGAACGTTCAAACGGAAAAAGCTATCAATTAAAACATAAAAAAGCTGTTGAAAAATATTTGAAAACGGGGAAACGATTTATTCTTATGCGTCGTTGGAAAGAAGAAATTTCGTCGGAAAAAATTGAACAATATTTTCAAGACGTTGACGTTTCAAAGTTGACAAATGGAAAATATAATTGTATAACTTTATATAGAAAGTTGTTATATTTATCAAATTATGACAGCGAAACAGGAAAAACAAAAAGATTTGAAAAAATCGGATATGTTGTCGCATTATCAACTGAACAAAATTATGCAGGGGCGTCCTATTTGGACGTCGAAGACATAATTTTTGAAGAATTTATGTCAAGAAGTGTTTACATTGCGAACGAAAGTAATAAACTTATGAACTTTTATGCAACAGTTGACAGAAAACGTTTGACAACTCGTTTATGGCTTGTTGGAAATACAATTTCAAGAGTTTGCCCATATATAAACGATTGGGGATTGCATAATGTTATAAGTTCACAAAAACAAGGAACAATCAAAGTTGTCGAATTTGACGGGGAATCTGAATGGCTTTCAGAAAGAATCAAAATTGCAATTGAATATTGTCAGTCAACAGGTGTTTCGTCTGGAACAATAGGAACAAACGCGAATATGATAAACACGGGGGCTTGGGAAACAGCACCGCAACCCCATTTGCCAAAGTCTTATAATGCTTATGATTGCTTATATCGTTTCGGGTTTCAATACCAAGGTTTTAAATTTTTGTGCGAATATCTTATGGACAAAGAATTGAAAAAGGACGCTTGTTGGTTTATCCGACCATATTTCAAGGAATTTTCTGACAAAATTATTGTTTTTTCTGATTCAATAAAAATAAGTAAATTTTGGCAACGCGATATTTACAACATTTCAATTAAAAATGAAAAATTGCGTAACTTGTTTATGACATTTAAAGAAAACAAAATTTTTTATGCAAACGATTTGTGCGGAACTGACTTCAAACAAGTTATTGATTTTCAGATTAGGAGGTAAAATATGAACAGTCAAATTATATTAGTAAAAAATATAAATATTGACAAAGAGTACACAAACGTTTTAAATTACACAGAATCACAAATGCTTGCTTTGTGTAGAGCAAACGCAGTTGCGTCCGCTGACAACTATTCGTTTTTAAGACCGACAGGAACAATTTTCGTTGGTTTTACTTATTCGCAATGTTTACAAGCAAATTACATTGCATTTCAAAACCCCGATTATGACAACAAATGGTTTTTCGCTTGGATAGACGACGTTATATACAAGAGCAATCAAAATTGCGAATTGAAATTCACAATTGACGCTTGGTCAACTTGGTTTGAAAAATGGACGCCAAAAAAATGTTTTATAAATAGACAGCACGTAAACGACGACACAATTGGTCTTCATACAGTACCCGAAAATTTGGACGTCGGCGAAGTAGTAGAAGAAAGTCAAACGGAAGATTTAAGCTATGGAAACGAATTTGGTTATTGGGTGGCTGTTGCGTCAAATTGGAAAATCAAAGATGGTTCAACAGGCTTTGAAATATTAGACACCGACAAGGGTTCGCAATATGCGGGCGTGACAGTTTATAACAACACAGTTTTTGGAACGCAAATTTTCTTAATAAATATACAAGCACTTGCAGACTTTAAAGACTTATATTTGTTAATTGCAAGAACCAATATGGACGGACACGTTGAAGACATTCAAAACATTTTTATTGTTCCCGATTTGGCAATTGATATGGCACATTTGACACAGCATACAGCAAAAATGGGCGACGATTTGGAATTCTCATATTATACAATGCCTTACGATTTAGAACCCGAAAAATTTAACACAGTCATTCAAAAATTGACAAGTTTCAATGATTACACGCCAAAAAACAATAAATGTTTTGTCTATCCGTACAATTATATATTTGTTTCAAACAACCAAGGCAGTAACAACATATATAAATATGAAGACTTTACAACTGACACTTGCGTTTTTGAAAATCAATTTTCAATGGCTGTTGGTGGAAGTGGTCGAATTGTTCCAAAGAATTATAAAAGAATGCCAACAAATGACGACGAGGCGTTGCCACTTGGAAAATATCCAACGTGTGCTTGGTCTTCTGACGCATTCACAAATTGGCTTACACAAAACAGCGTAAACCTTGCAACAAGTCTTGCAATGACAGCAGGAGGAATCGCACTTTCAGTTGCAACAATGGGAACAGCAACGCCCGCTGTTGTTGGTGCAATGGCATTGTCAACAGCAGGAACAGTCGCAAACACAATTGGTCAATTTCGTCAAGCGTCTTTACTTCCAAACATAAGCGGAGGACAAGCAACGGGCGACATTGTTTGGGCGTCAAACAGAAATTTATTTACTTTTAGACAAATGAGAGTTAAGACGGAATATTTAAGAATCATTGACGATTATTTTACACGTTTTGGATATTCAATAAAAAGACTTGAAATGCCAAACATAAGCGGTCGTGCAAATTGGAATTATGTTGAAATAGGTTCAACCGAAGAAATTGGCTACGGCGAAGTTCCAAGCAAATTTATGCAAACAATAAACAATGCGTGCAGACGCGGTGTCACAATTTGGCATAATCACGCAAATGTTGGAAATTACAATTTGAATAATGGTATTGTTTAGCCGTAAAAATTTTACGGCAACAAAAAAAAGAGAGGTTATAACCTCTCTTTTTTATTAAGGATTGAAACTTGCACTTGCAATTATTGTTGGACTTGTCAAAGGTGTTGAAACGTTTTTAGATAAATATATTTGATTTGCAAACCTTGACATTATTCTTGTAATACAAGGATTCAATGATGAATTTGTATCGCTTGTTTTTACAGCAAGACCGCAATAAAATTTTCCTTTTTGGTCAACAGCCCCGTTTATTAGGGCAAGTGTATATGAACCAACGTGTGCATTGCTTTTAATATTTTGAACTGTTATTGTTCCATTTGTGCTAACAACTAAAATTGCACGAATTAGTTGGTCATTTCCCATTGAAATATCTATGTCATAAGTTCCCGCCCTTAATACGGCAAATTGATAATATGCGTTTTGTTGCATTGGAATAGTCCAAGGATTTTCAATAGGAAGATAAGAATCTTCATTTCTAACTTGAAAACATTTTATATTGTCTATATCTTCAAACATTCCGTTGAATGTCTGAATGTTCAATAATTTTACTTTGTTATGCGTATTGAAATATTCCCAATAGTTAGAAGTCAAGTTGTCAATGTCAATTCCTTTTTTTGTTCCTTGTGTAGGTGGTTGTAAATTTCCGCCGTTAATTATAAATTTTGTTGGATATTGATTGAACTTAATTAAAGACGTTGTATAAGTTTCATTTTGTTTCCAAAAAATAGTGTAAAAATTATTTACAAATACAGAAACATTTGAAGACGAAACCAAAATTGATTGTGCGTAAGTGTCAACATATAAATTATTGAATAAATATGTTCCGCCTCCGTCACATTCAACCCCTATTGTGTCGTTATATTCACTCGCAGAAACATTGTCTTTTGAATAACTACTTGTTAAGTGAACGTTTGAAATTAAGTCGCCTCCACTGTGCAAATACATTGCTTTTTTTATTCTTTGAATTCTTATTTCGTCTAATTCGTTGTCAGTTCCATACATATATAATCCAACCGCATTTGAATAAACGTCCGCACCATAACCCGAAATTGATATATTGAACAATCTAGCGTCAGTTGATTCGGAAGTGTTTGTTCCTCTATCTAAATATATTCCAAAATTTCCAACATTTATCATATATATATCTTTTAAAATTGTAAATTTTCTATTTGCTGTTAGATATATACCATATATTGTATTGCTAGCGTCCCATACTCCACCTTGAACAACCATTTTTCCATAAGCTGAATATCTTTCGTAAGTTCCTGTAATATCTTTTGCAATTTCAAGTAATGCGTTTATTTGTGTATTTGTTTTTATTATTGCGTTGTCTTCTAATATTAAATTTACTTGATATTCATTTCCTTTTTTTATTGATAATGGTGCGGAAATTAAATATTCGCCATTAGGAAAATATATATTGTGATGTGGAAAATTATCAATACAATTTTGAATTGCAATTGTATCGTCTGAAATTCCGTCACCTTTTGCACCGTGTTCGAGAACATTTATTGTTTTATAACTATTTATGAAGTTTCTTGCAACTTCATCTTTAATATTATACGTTTCATTTTCAAGACGTATTTTTGAAATATCCATTTTTTATTCCTCTCTTTCTTTAATTTCCAAGTGAACCGATTTCAAGTAAAATTTCTAATGTTTCAGTTCCGCTTGTATATTCTCCGACAATTTTAGAATTGTCAATTTTAGTATTTGCATTTGTTGCATTTGTGTTTGCTGTGTTTGCTGTTACTTGTGCTGTTTGTGCATTTGTGTTTGCTGTGTTTGCTGTGCTTTGTGCTGACGCAGAATCCAAAATTGCTTGGTCAGCTTTTGCGTCAGCTGAATTTGCTGTTGTCTGTGCTGACTGTGCTGTTTGTCTTGCTGTTGAATCTTTTATTGTGTAAGTGTTTATTCCAATTTTTAAATTTGAAATATCCATTTTTTATTCCTCGCTTTCTGTATGGTTTAGATATAGAATCAAAGTTTCAGTTTCAGCGTCGTACATACTGTCAATCATCATATCGTTGAATTTTTCTTCTATATATTCATTCAATTTTTGTTCAAGAACGGAATTGATAAAACGAATTATTTCGTTTGT